TAGGGCTGGCAATGGTGGAAAGCGTAAGCAAGGTAGAGCAGTTTCGGCGCAGGCTTCAGGGCAAGGATGGCCACCCCGCTGGCTGACCCCGCTAGAGGCTTCTGACCTTGAGCGGTCAATGGGCGATGTGGTTGCAGACTTCGCTGAGGCGCTGGTGCCCATTGCCAAGGATTCGCTAGGCGGCTTGGCTGGTGAGCCGTTGCAGTTCAGGGATTGGCAGCGTAGCCTGCTGCGCCATATGCTGGCACGAAAGGCTGACCTAAGTTTTACGCACCGATTTTTTCTGGTAGGCGTTGCACGGAAAAATGGTAAGACTGCTTTGGCATCCACCCTGCCAATTTTCTTTGGGCTTTATGGGGATAAGGGCGGCGAAATCCTGAGCGCTGCCAATGAGCGCGAGCAAGCCAAACTGGTGTTCAGCCACGCCAAGCGGGCAGTGGAGTTAAACCCAGAGCTGGGCGCGCAAATCAAACTGTACCGCGATGCGATGGAGTTCAAGGGTACGGGCACCGTATACAAAGCCATTAGCGCAGAGGCGTACAGCAAGGAAGGGTTAAATGCTTCGCTGGTGCTGTATGACGAATTGGCGGCAGCCCCTAACCGCGAGCTCTTTGATGTGCTTTCGCTTTCAATGGGAGCGCGGCGCTCCCCGCTCTTTGTGGCAATCACCACGGCTGGGCCTAAGGTTGACACCACTGGCATTGACTCCATTGCATACACGCTCTACCAGTTGGCAAAGCGGCGCATTGCCGGTGAGTCTGATGACACCACACTTGGTATGGCGTGGTGGGAAGCGGCTGAGGATGCCTATGAGGATGAAAGCCGATGGCACGAGGCTAACCCAGGACTGCTTGGCGAGCAGCCAATTCTGAGCCTTGAGGATTTGCGCAGTGCGCGCAAGCGCACGCCTGAAAGCGAATACCGCACTAAGCGGCTTAACCAATTCACCAATAGCGCCACTGCCTTTCTGCCAACAGGCGCGTGGGATGCGTGTGGTGATGCGAGCCTTACGCTCGCAGCCGATGAGCCAATTGTGTTGGCGGTGGACGGCAGCTTTAGCAATGACTCAACGGCAGCGGTTGCGTGCCGCCTGAGTGATAAGGCGCTTTTCGTGCTTGGTCATTGGGAGCGCCCAATTGACGCTGACCTTTCGTGGCGTGTTTCTATGGATGAGGTTGAAGGGCGCATTATTGAAATTTGCCAAAACTACAATGTAGTGGAGGTAATCTTTGACCCATTCCGTTGGCAGCGTAGTATGGAGGCGCTGGCACAGCGTGGGCTGCCGGTGGCAGAAATGCCACAGACACCTTCACGGATGGTGCCAGCAACCAGCGGTATGTATGATGCGGTGGTGAATGGAAAAATACGGCACACGGGTGACCCGCGCCTTGCGCGGCACGCAGCGAATGCCACCCCTTACTACAGCAGGAATGGGATGATGGTGCGCAAACAGGCTGCGCATAGCAATAAGAAAATTGACCTTTTTGTTTCAGCCATTATGGCGCTGAGCCGTGCTGATACACTAGCAACCACAGTTGCGCCAAAGGCTGCGCCTGCCGTGCAGTTCATTGAGCTATAGGGAGAAATATAGTGGGAATCATTGACCGCATCCTTGGGCGAGAAACAGCAGATGAGCAGCGAGTGGTTGCACCGTGGTGGCCTTCAGATTATCCGCAACGCACTGCCGGTGTTTCAATCACACAGGAAAATGCCACCGCAATTGGAGCTGTATGGGCGGCGGTGAATCTGTATAGCTCTACTGTGGCTGCTCTCCCGTGGGGAGCCTTTATCAGAGATGCTGGCGTGCGCAGACCCGTTACGCGCCCGCGCTGGATGGATGTGCCGATTCCAAATAACCCTAACTACACCAGCTTTGATTTCAAGCACCGATTGGTTTCCAGCCTGCTGCTTGATGGCAATGCATTTATCTTGGTGCTCCGCTCGCCTGATGGCGTAGTGGTTGAAACCCGCGTGCTTGACCCGCAAAAGGTGGAGTGCGTGCGCGGCGAGATGGGCGAGCCTCTTTACAAAATCACCACACAGGAAGGCAGCAGCACGCTGGGTGCTGATAACATTGTGCATATCCCACTGTTTGCAACAGGCGAGCATATGCGCGGAATGTCACCGATTGAACACCACCGCGTAACGCTTGGGCTTGCCAGCGCAACGCAACTATTCGGCGCGAAGTTCTACGAGCAGGGCGCAACGGTTGGCGGTGTGGTGAAGGTGCCTGGTGAGTTGACGGCAGACCAAGCAGAGAATCTGCGCGCAGGATTTGCACGCAGGCACGAGGGTGTTGACCGCGCGTGGCGCGTTGCAGTGCTCACCGGCGGTGCTGACTATTCGCAGATGAGCGTAAAGATTTCTGACCTGCAGCTTGTTGAAACTCTGCACTGGGGTGTGGAAAGCATTGGGCGTATTTACGGTGTGCCCTTGCAGTACCTGCAATACCCAGGCGGCAACACATCATACGCAAGCGCTGAGGTGCTTGGGCAGGCGTGGCTGGTGTTAGGGCTTGCGCCAATGCTTGCACGCATTGAGGCTGGCTTGCAGCGCCTTATCGTTGGCGAAACCACCTTTATCAAATTCAACACCGCTGGATTGCTGCGCGCAACGCAGCGCGAGCGTATGGATTCCTATGCGGTGGCCCTCCAAAACGGCATCCTCACGCTAGATGAGGTGCGCACCTATGAGGACTTGCCAAAGCTCGCAAGCGGCGGTGACCAGCACTGGAAGCCGCTCAACATTGGCGTAGTTGGAGAGGAGCCGCAACCGTGAGTTACATAATCACTGATATTGACGGCACGCTTACCACCACTGGCGATACGCCACGGCAGCCGCTCATTGATTGGCTTAAGAGCCGCGTGCAGGATTATGCCGATGAGGTGATTGTGGTGAGCGCCCGCAACATTGACCGGCTTGCTGAAACCAAAGAGTGGCTTGACGCTAATGGTGTGCCATACGGGCAGATTTATCTGCAGGATTTTGGCGAGAGCAACCCAGCCGTAAACGAAGCCTTTAAGGCATACAAGTATTCCAAACTGCAAGAGCAGTACGGCGATGAGATTGAGCTGCTGATTGACAATGATGCAGAGGCACGGAATGCCGCTGAGGGTATGGGCATTGATGCCTACACCCCTGAGGAAATCCTACGCGGCGAGGCTGACGGGGATGAGGCTGAGAGCGATGAGGCGCGGGTGGTGATTGATGTGCCTGAGTTCATCAGCGCCGCTGCCGCCAAGGGCTTGACCTATTACGAGAATGGCTACGCTGGTGACGGCTTGCAAGAGCAGACCGTTGAGGAGGCGCGGCAGCTGCGTGCTGGGCAGGTTGAGGATGACAAAGTTACCCGTATGCGCGCCTGGATTCTCCGCCACCGCGGAGATTGGGAAGGCGTACCGCGCAACAGTGACGCTGCCAATGATGAGTTTCCAGGCCCTGGAGCTGTTGCCGGTTATCTGTGGGGCGTGGAGGTAACACAGGCTGATGGGGCTGACAGAGTTTTACAATGGGCTGACCGCGTGCTAAACACGCTGGCAAATGACGAAAGGTTTGATGTGAAAGAGTTTGAGCGCCGCGCACTCCCAATGGGTGAGTTCACAGTTTCCGATACTGAGGATGGGCAAAAGACCTTCAGCGGCTATGCCGCTCTTTTTGATACACCAAGCGCTGGCTTGCCATTCACTGAGGTGATTGCACCAGGCGCATTCAAGCGCACGCTCTCACGCGCCGCCGCTGGGAGCAAGGTGATTGCATTCCTGTTTGGACACGATGAGTCACGCGCTCTTGCCACCACGGCGAGTGGGCGGCTCTCACTCCAAGAGGATGAGCGCGGCTTGCGCGTTGAGGCGAAGCTTGACCCTGCTGACCCTGACGCTGCCGGTGTTATTTCTAAGTTGACGCACGAGGCTGCTGCGATGGGGATGAGCTTTGGCTTTTCCACCCCTAAGGGCGGCGATGAGTGGGCTGGCGATAAGCGCACCATTCGTGAAGTCAACCTATTTGAGGTTTCCGTGTTGAGCGCTGGGCAGACACCTGCCTACCCTGCAACGCTTGGCCTCACCGCTGTGCGCAAGCTCTCCGCCGATAAAATCGGTGTTGAGGCTGAGCGCCTTATGACTACCCTTGAGGCAATCAAAGCTGCGCAACCGCTCAGCGATGATGACCTTGAGGTTATTGACCAGGTACGCAGTAAGTTGGCACCGCGCAAGGGGATTACCCCAAGCGTTGCGGCTGCCAAGTTGCTGCTTGAGCGCCTGGCAAACGATACGCTCTA